TTCTTCTGATGTTTCGACATCTGACACCCCTGCATACTTCTCAATCTCGTCTCGGCTGTGACCCATCTGCACAAGGTCGCTGACAGACATTGACGAGCGATGCGCTACAAAGTCTGCATCCTCAAGAGACTTGGCGCGGCTCGTAATCAAAAACTCTTCCGGCGGCACATTCTCAATGCAGACCTTGCCGTCTGTCTTGGTGCGCTTAACCTTGATGTCATAGAGAACCGGAGCCGGAATCGTCATGCCGTCGGGGGTAATCATGTCCTCACCGAGGGTACGCTCGTCTTGCTCAACGATTTCAACTTCTGGGTCGGCAAGGATGATGGTCAGTTCCTCAGCATTGAGGTCAGCATACTCCTCTGTCTCAATATCTGTCTTCTCATCCCAGTAAAACTTAACGACACCGTTTTTCAGGATCAAGGCATCTTTGAACCAGTTGTGCATGATTTCAAAACCACGGTTATCATTGTTGATAACCCAGTTGCAATAATCACTGGCCTGTTCAGCTACAGCTATATCCTCCGGCCCGTGAGGTGCGAAACGCACATATTCATCGGACTGCGTAAAGATACGCATGAGGGACGGCATGACGTGTTCGATCGTGTCGGATACTTCAGTACTGACAACCTGAGATCGGTCTGGCTGCTCATTGCCAAACGGTTCACCCAAGTAGTAGTCCATCGCGTCGATGCGGTCTTGCGAGTACTCCGTATCGTAGTGACCTAGCGCCTGTTCAATCTCATTGCGAACAATGCCTTGAAACTCAATGTCGTCCATTTTAGCCATAACTATGCTTTCTTAGTTGCCTTAGCCTTTTTAGCTGTTTTAGCTACTTTAGCTACTTTAGGCTTTTCCTTAACAACAGGAGCTTCACTTAGCGGCTTGCGACAGCTTTTGCAACGCTCTGTATAACCATTTGGATTGGGATATCCGCAGTGTGGGCAAATCATTTCTCTGTCCTCTGTTTGCGTGGGCGACCACGTTTCTTAGGTGCAGCCTTCTTAGCTGCCTTTTCTGCTTCCAATGCTGCTGCTTTTTCAGCCGCACGGTTGCGCGTGTAAACAGTAACATACATTATGACCGTTTCCTTGCCTTTTTCTTAGCAGTATTTGAAAGGTCTCCAAAGTGATAAAGTTTCTTGCTTGACGCAGTGTGACGAGCGCCGCTGTGCAGTTCGCCATTTGACATCTTGTGCATACCACCTTTATGGCGAGTGCCATCTCGGAAGTAATGAGCCATACCCTTAGCCATAACGCCTATTCCCCTTTTTAGCAGCCTTCTTTACTGGTGCTTTTTTCTTTGGTTTCTTTTTTCCGTACATATCTAACTCCTACCACTTAACTTTATGCGACCAATATTTTGCAGACAGCTTACTTGTCGGCTTACCCTGTGCATTGTGACGCGCATAATAAGACTTTTTTCGCGCTTTGTCTTTTTTGGTTTTAGGGTTTTTGCCAGCACCACGCACACCTTGCTGACCAAAACGAATGAGGCGAATCTTGTCACCTTCTTTTGCTAGAACCGCGTGGCTCTTCTTCGGATGCTTAGGGGTACGCTTCGGTTTGTTGTAACCAGCAAAACGCTCACCACGATAGACGATAGCCATTAGCGAATCCTCATATTGCTTTTCGGGCCGAGCTTCTTACGAATGTGCAGCCCACGTTTTTTATGACGGCGGCGCACTGGGGTTCGCAGTTCGAATGTTGCTACGACTTTCTTTGCCATTAGTCAAACTTCCCTGCCTCTAGGTCATCATAATATTGCATCACGCCGTCGAGCCACTCTTGATCGAGGCGCTGAATCGAAGGGTTCCCAATATTAAAAGAGCGATCATCTTGAACAAGACCGGCCTTTTGATCTCTTCTGGCCTTGTGGAACTCTGGGAACATTATTTGTCGGGGTAGGGGTTCGTCAAGGCCGCCGACATAATCACCCTTGAGGGTATTGGGGTATGTCTTGTGAGTGTAGCTTGGGTTCTCGTCTATGGCAGAGCCGACACGTCCACGTCCAATAAACTGTCCACCATACCCGTGGGGGAGGCCGAGAAGCTCTGGATCTGTTATAGCCAAGCGAGTCTCGGCGACATCTGGGAATCCCATGTCTTTCCAAGATCGCTTATCCATTGCCTGAGTAAATATGCCACGCTGACCCTGAGTTAGGTTAGCTACATATTCAGATATATTAGGGTCATCAAGGCCAACCCAGTCTTTGAGGGGTTTTGTCACTTTCTTTGTTTTTTTGTCAACCACCTCAAGGTTTCTTAGGTGTTTGTCAAACGCTTTCTTTGCCCCTTTTGTTAATGGAGATACTTTTATCTGTTCTAGTAATGCGTCTGCCATGTGATGGGACACCGAATCAGATTTCCCGCCCATAGAAACGTATCCGAGATAAACATTGTCGGCGTCTCGACCCGCTAGATCAACTTGATTCTGGATACCTTGCGGGATTCCACCAGCGGAGGCCCACACAGATTCATCATCCATTTGCGCCTTGCTCTGCCCGAATTGATACCCACCCTGCATGTCAACTGGAGTCTCAAGCCTCTTTCCACCAATGGAGGTTACCACACCACCGGCGCGGGTGCGATCTCCGACGAGTGGGATTATTACATTTTTACCACCTTCGGCAATTTGTTCTGGCGTGACGGTTCTGTTGACAAGAAGACCGCCCTCTGTGGGTACAAATTCGTACTCCATCTCTGACAGTGGCTTGTGCTTCAGGTTGCTCAACTGTCCGCCAAATCCCGCCTCTGGGCGATCCTGTTGCATCATCTCACGAACCACCCGTGGGTTTTTGATTAGGCGGGGGTCTCCGAGATACGCAGCGCCGGAACGCAATGCGTTTTTAGGGGCCGGTGCCAAGAAGCTGGAACCTAGCAGGCTGAGGGAGAAGTTAGTCGCGTCCTCAACTGTCGGCTCACGGCGTCCAGCATAAACGTCGGCGGGTAGCGTAAAGGCATCCAGAAGAGCGTCACCGGCATCATACGCCATAGAGGGGATGGCAAACGAGACATCACCGGCCTCATCAACAGCCAGAGGCAGCAATGTGAGCGCGTTGGGGTTGCGTTGAATACCAAGTAGGTTGGAAAGCGCACCAGCCATTTATGCTTCTCCGTATATTCCGTCTTCCGTCACCCTAATAGACGAAATAATTTCCATATACTCGTCAGGGGAGATTTCTGCCATTTGACCACAATATGCGGATGCAAGCAAGGTCAAGTTCAACAGGTCGTCCCAGTCAGTGCCAAGCTCGTTTAGCCCCTCCAGCGTGGCTACAAGAATATCAAAGTCGTCTGTGTCGTCTTCAAACTCAATATAGGCCACTACACAACCCAATCCGATTTGCCATAATTTATTGGTCGGTTCCATTTATGTGCGCTGCCGGACTTGGCGATGCTGGCTCTGCCACCAAAGGTCAGGCAAAAGGAATCGGCAAGGTCAGGTGAGTTTAGGCCGCGACGTTTCATCTCGTCCTTGCTCTCAACCTTCAGCTTACCATTGGAGGTAAACTTAAAGCGCGGCTTGGACAGGTCGTCTATCAGTTCTTCTTGCAGAGGGATTGTGCAGTCACGAGACTCGAACCATTCTTTTGCAAGAAACCACAACTCATCTCGCAGGCGTCCGTATCGGTCACCCATTGCGGGAGATTCAGCGACGTTGATACCGCGCACAGGTAAATCAAGTTCCATGAGACGATCAACAACGCCAGCACCCAGACCGATGCTGTCAACAAGTATCTCGGCAGGCCGGTCACCCCATCGGGTCGTTTCATATTCATTTAAGATAATCCCACATATTTCCATGAGGTCTTTGTTGCGCCACGTCTTGATTGGTTCGGTTACGACATTACCCTTACGTTTGCACAGAGCCGTTTTGTCCGTACCGAAACGTGCCACGTCAAGCCCCCAGACGACGGGAGTGGTTTCTGCCGCCTCCTGTTTTCTTTCAGCAGCAGACTGCAAGAGGTGCAACGGAACAACCACGTCGTCGTCGGCTTCGGGCCATTCTCCCAAGACCCGCACTCGGTAGATGTTGCTGTCTTCGCCATACTTGAGCTTCATATCTTCCATGAAGGTTTCGCTTACCTGAGTACTATCAGATGATGCGACCTTCATTGTAAAGAACCTGTCGCGCATTTTATTGAAGGCTTCATAGAAGTAGCCAGACGTGCGGGTTGGGTTGCCGGTCATGACAGTCTTCGCACCCTCAGTGGACATGGCACCCTCTCCGACTTCGAAGATGATGTCATCGACACCAGATGCCTCATCAATCAAGAACAGCATATTGGCTGAGTGGAAACCTTGCAGCGCCTCTGGAGTTTCACGACGTGCAGTTCGGGCGACAGCAAAGCTATCCTGTCCCGTAAGCTCAACTTTGTCAGACTTCACTTCAATTAGTTCTTTCAGGCCCTCTGGCATACGACGATGCCACTTTGCGACCTCTGCCCATAAAATGTCTGACAACTGACTAGCAGTGTTGGCA